TTATTGTATGAAAGCCACGGAAATCCGCTACATGATCCGACCATCCGGCCCCCAGGAGGGGCTCGGCAGTTGACCCTGGAGGTCGCCATGCCACCCGGTCCCATCCCGAAACACACAAGCCAGCGACGCAACATGCGCAAGCGTGAAGGCTTCGAGCAGGCACCAACTGCCGCAGTCGTGCGCAAGCCACGCGCGGACAAGGACTGGCATCCGACCGCTCGCGGCTGGTTCAACTCGCTCGCGAAGTCGGGACAGTCCCAGTTCTACGAACCGTCCGACTGGTTCACCGCGCACTTCCTCGCCTCGGAGATGTCGCGCTGCCTGTACGACGAGAAGCCGAACGCGGCACTCGTCGGGGCGATCATGAGCGCGTCTCGGGATCTGTTGACCACCGAGGGCCAACGTCGCCGGATGCGGCTGGAACTTCTACGGGATGCCCAGGTGGCCGATCCTGCAGTGAAGGCTCGTGACGATGTCGCAGACATCATCGCTCTCGCCGTCGCTGGCGCTTGACACACTCCCACCCGGTCGTCCTCGCCTGACGTTGGCGCCGGCGGCGCTCGCGTGGGCTGCGGAGTTCCTTGTCCAGCCGAACGGTCTGCGCGCCAAGCAGTCATGGCTGCCGACGAAACGGCAGGCCCGATTCCTGCTGTGGTGGTATGCGGTCGACCCTGACGGTCGGTGGCTGTACAACCACGGCGTCAGGAGATTGGCGAAGGGCTCGGGCAAGTCGCCGTTCGCCGCAGTGATGTCGCTCATCGAGTTCGCCGGCCCGTGCCGGGTGAAGGACATTGACGGGGACCGAGTCATTGCTGAGCCGGTCCACCTTCCCCTCGTGGAGGTTGCGGCGACTGCCGAATCTCAAACCGCTAACACGATGCGGATGGTCCGGGCGATGGCGCCGAAAGGCTCTCGCGTCGTCACCGAGCATTCACTGGACCCAGGCAAGACGATCTACTACAAACTCGACACCGGCGGCGAGTTGCACGTCATCACGTCCTCCGCTACTGCGGCGGAGGGTTCGGAATCATCGTTCGTAGTTGGCGACGAGGTCGAGCATTGGCTGCCGAACAACGGCGGCACCGACCTGGCCGACGTCCTTGACCGCAACCTGGCGAAGTCCGGGTCTCGGATGCTGTCGACCGCGAACGCGTGGGAACCCGGCATCGGGTCGGTGGCTGAGTCCGAATGGGACGCGTGGGTTGCGCAGCAGGAAGGCCGCACGCGTGGTGAGGGTCGGATTCTGTACGACGCGCTGATCGCGCCACCGGATACGGACCTAACTGACGAGGCGTCGCTGATGGCCGCGCTGGAATGGGTCTACGGGGATTGTTCGTGGGTCGATCAGACCGTGATCCGCGACCGCATCTGGGACCCGCGCACGAAGCCGGACGTTTCGCGCCGGTTCTACCTGAACCAACCGACCGCTGCCGTGGACGCGTGGACGACCCCGCAACTGTGGGGCGCGTGCGCTGACCCGAGCGTGACCGTGGCCGATGGTGAAGAGATCGTGATGTTCTTCGACGGATCGAAGTCCAGCGACGCCACGGCACTGATCGGCTGCCGGATGTCGGATGGGCATGTCTTCACCATCGGCGTATGGGAACCCGGCCAGGACGAGATCGTCTCTGCGACCGAGGTCGATGCTGCCGTGTCGTGGGCGATGGCCCGCTGGACTGTCGTCGGATTCTTCGCCGACGTCCGCGAGTGGGAATCGTTCGCCAAGGTCTCCTGGCCGGCCGAGTACGGCGACCGGATGACGGTCTGGGCCGAGTCCGGATCTAGCCGTGACCCGCAACCGATCGCCTGGGACATGCGCGGGCACGTTATGGAGTTCACGAAAGCCGCCGAACTGACCGAGGCCGAGATCGCGGATCAGCAGTTCACCCATGACGGGGATTCCCGAGTCGCGCGTCACGTGTCAAACGCTCGCCGGCGACCGAATCGGCACGGAGTCTCGATCGGCAAGGAATCGCGCGGGTCTCCTCACAAGATCGACGCCGCCGTATGTGTGATCGGAGTCCGCATGGTGCGCCGATTGGTACTTGCCGAGCAAGCACGGGCGAAACCTGAACCGAAGCGCCGCCAACCGGGGCGCGTCTATTCCTTCTGAGAGGGGCCGTAGGTGTTGATCGACCCCGAAGAGGCGAACACTATCGCCGCAGGCCTGCTCAAGGTCCGGAACTCCGAATACCGATCCCTGGACCTGATTCACGACTACGTCGAGGGCGAGATCGACCCGCAGTACGTGCCACGTGACGCCGCGGTGGAGTTCCGCCAGATCGTGCGCCAGTCGCGGGTCAACGTGCTTCCGCTGGTCGTGGACACGATCGCGCAGAGCCTCTACGTCGACGGGTATCGTGCGAAGCAGTCCGAGGAGAACGCGCCGGCGTGGGATCAGTGGCAGGCGAATCGGATGGACGCCCGGCAGACCGGAGTTCACCGGGCGGCGCTGACGTATGGCGCGGCCTACGTGATGGTCACTCCTGGTGATCAGGGACCGGCCTGGTCGCCGTTCTCCCCGCGTGACATGACGTGCGTCTATCAGGACGCCGTCAATGACGAATGGCCCGAGTATGCGCTGATCGTCCGCGAGGCAGGCGACGCCCTGGAGTTGGTCGTCGTCGCACCGTACGAGCGGTACCTGTTCACTGCGAAGAACGTCGACAGCACTCCGGAGTTCATGGGGTCCCAGGTCCACGGGGTTCCCTGGACTCCCGTGGTGAGGTTCGTCAACCAGTACACGCTCGACGACGATCCTCGCGGCGAGATCGAACCTCTCATCCCGCTGCAGGGTCAAGCCAACTCGCTCACGTTCGGGCTGGGGATGGCGGCGCAGTTCGCCGCTTTCCGGCAGAAGTGGGTAACCGGGTTCGAACTGGAGCGCGACTCTGCCGGACGTCCGGTCGAGCCGTTCAAGTCCGGAGTGGACAAGCTGTTCATCGGCGAGTCACCCGATACCAGGTTCGGCGATTTCAACTCCGCCGATCTCAACGGCTACGTCGACGCTCGCCAGTCCGTGCTGCGCATCATGGCGACCATCGCCCAGGTGCCGCCGCACCATCTCGGCGGCGCGACGATCGCGAACCTCTCAGCCGAAGCGTTGGCATCGCTGGAAGTGCAGCAGTCGCGCAAGGTCGCCGAACGCAAGTCTCTCTTCGGGGAGGCGTGGGAGCAGACGCTGCGACTGTCCGAGTTCGTCGCCGGCGATTCCGAGGCGATGGCGGACACGTCCGCGCAGGTGATCTGGCGCGATACCGAAGCCCGCTCGCTGGCGTCGACGGTGGACGCGCTCGGCAAGTTGGTCACGATGCTCGGCGTACCTCCGCAGGCATTGTGGGAGCGCATCCCTGGCGTGACCCAGCAGGACGTGGAGCGGTGGAAGGGCGAGGCGATCGTCAACGATCCGCTCGGCCAGTTGGCAGCGCTAATGGGTCCGCCGGATCTGCAAGTGGTGACGGATGGCAATAACCCGCCAGGGTGATGCTCTGACCCGAGCGCATCGGGTGCAGCAGCAACGCATCCGGATCGCAGCAGTGCAGCAGGCGCGCTCGCTGGTGCCGCTGTTCGACCGCCACAATCCCGCGAACACGTGGGGTCCGTGGACTCGCGCGATGACTGCAACGATCAACCAGGGTCGCGGACTGGCGTCGCGTGCAGCGATGTCCTACTACATGCAGTTTCGCCAGGCCGAAGGCGCGACGGGGCTGTTCGTGCCGATCGCCGCCGAACCACTCGACGAGATCGTGGTCGCCGAGAATCTGGCGAAAGCGATCATCCCGGACGGGTCGAAAGAGGCCGCCTACTCCCGCGCTGTCCAGCAACTGCGCGACCAGCGAGCGGAGGCCGCAGCACTGGCCGAAACCGAGTCGATGGTTGCCGGCGCGAGCGCCGAGTCAATCCTCGCCAGTACGGAAAGCGATCCGCAGGCGACGACGTTCGCGCGGGTCGCCTCCTCCAACGCCTGCGCGTTCTGCCTAATGCTGGAGTCGCGCGGGCCCGTCTACCAGTCGATCGACTCCGCCAGTTTCCTGCCTCATCTGCTCTGCGGATGCTCCCCGGAGCCAGTGATGGACACCGGCGAGTACCGCAATGACAAGGCCGCCGAATCTCGCGACCTGTACGCCCGCGCGGGGGGCGACATCGACGCGATGCGCCGCGAACTCTACGCCGCGGCCGACAACACGGCACTGAACGCTGCTCGCCGCGAGGAATACGCCGCGGCCAAGGCCGCCGAGCAGGCCTAACCAATCTTCCGACGTCCGTCGGTTGCCGGACCCTGACGGTCCGGTCGTCATTCATGCCCCAGGAGGGCTCATGTCCGATCAGGACGCACCTGAAACTCCGGAACCGGCCCAGGAGGCTACCCCGGAAACCTTCGACCGGGACTACGTCGCCAAGTTGCGCGCCGAGTCCGCGAAGTACCGCACCGAGGCGAAAGCCAACGCGAAGGCTGCCGAAAAGTTGGCCGCCATCGAGGAGGCCTCCAAGTCCGAACTGGACAAGGCCGCCGAACGTGCCACCGCAGCGGAAGCACGAGCCGCCGCCGCAGAGGCACAACTCGTCCGCAAGGACATCGCCGCCGCCAAAGGCCTCAAACCCGAGGCCGCCGAGTTCTTGACCGGCACGACGCCGGAGGAGATCGAGGCATCGGCGGACAAGTTGCTCGCACTGATGCCGGAGCAGCAGCGGCCTCCCGGTCGACCCGTGGAGCAGCTGCAGTCCGGCGCCGTACCGGCCGCGAATCAGTCCGGGTCCTCCCCCGACGACTGGATTCGCAACGCCGTAGCTGCTCGACAGAGCCGCTAATCCAAGCCCCGCATAGGCGGGCATCCACCCGCCCGCATGGGCTAACCGAAAGGAACCACAATGACCGTGTACAACGCGGCAATCGCCCGTACGGGCACCCTGGGAACCAACACCGATCCGCTCGTCCCGGAGCCGATGATCGCCTCCGTGATCCAGGAGGCAACAAAGTCGTCCGCGACCTTGTCGCTGGCACGTCGGGTCACGATGGCCGCCGGCACCAGCCGTCAGCCTGTCCTGTCCGTGCTGCCGACCGCCTACTGGGTGTCCGGTGACACCGGCCTCAAGCAGACGACCGCGGCCGAGTGGGACAACGTCGACCTCGTCGCCGAGGAGATCGCCACCATCGTGCCGGTCCCCGAGGCGTACATCGCCGACTCTGGCATTCCGATCTGGGCCGAGGTGCAGCCGCTCCTCGGGCAGGCCATCGGCACCCTCATCGACCAGGCCTGCCTCTTCGGTACCGGCGCTCCGACCACGTTCGGGGATTCCGTGTTCGAGACCGCCGATGGCGTGGGGAACACCGTGCAGGCCGGCACCGGTGACGATCTCGCCGCCGATGTCGCTGCGATCGGCCAACTGCTCGCCGAGCAGGGCTACGGCGTGAACGGGTTCGCCTCCAAGCCGGGATTCCAGTGGCAGTTGGCCGGTCTGCGGTCCGCGGACGGCATCCCGATCTACCAGGCCAATCTGCAGGGTGGCCAGGGTGGCGGCCTGTTCGGGTTCCCGCTCAACGAGGTCGCCAATGGCGCGTGGGACACGACCAGTGCGAGCCTCATCGCCGGTGACTGGCAGAAGGCCATCGTCGGTATCCGTCAGGACATCTCGTTCAAGGTCTTCGACCAGGGCGTTGTGTCCGATGGCGCCGGCAACGTGGTCCTGAACCTGATGCAGCAGGACTCGGTCGCTCTCCGGGTGACGATGCGCCTCGGCTTCTCGGTCGCCAATCCGGTGACCGCTGTCGAGTCGTCCGCGCTCGAGCGTGCGCCGTTCGCGGTTCTGACGCCAGGCACCTGATCGACTCCGGTCCGCGGCGAACGTCATGGCTCGCCGCGGGCCGGAGCACCACCCCATCTGAGAGGAGGCCGCCGTGGCTGCTACCAGTTATCGCGTGTGGTTCGGATGTCGGATCAACGGGACCGAATACGAGCGTGGTCAAGTCGTCACTCTCGACAGCGCCGACCCCGGCGTGCAGGCGGCGCTGAACCATCCGTCCGCTCCCCGCATCCGACCCGATACCGGCGGAGGCGGTGGCGGCACGCCGGATGACGGGTCCGTGACCAACGTCAAGGTCGCCGCCGATGCTGCGCTTGCCGTGTCGAAGTTGGCTGCCGGCACGGATGGTCAAGTCCTGACCACGTCCGGCACTACACCGACCTGGGGCACGGCCGCCGCCGGTGGCCTCACACAATCTGACATCTTCCTGCTGATGGGAGCGTAGACGTGACGTACAAGACCCTGGGCCAGGTCAACCCTGACGCGACAACGGCAACAACCCTCTACACCGTGCCCGGTGGGAAATCCACGGTTACGTCGACGCTGGCCGTGTGCAACCAGGCTGGTGCGGCAGGGTCCTACCGGATCGCTATCCGACCGGCGGGGGAAAGCCTCGCAGCGAAGCATTACATCGTCTACGACGTTGGCCTCGCCGCGAATGGGACCGACGAGCACACAATCGGACTGACGTTGGCCGCGACGGACGTGGTGACCGTGTACGCGTCGTCTGCATCGTTCTCCTTCGGCTTGTGGGGGAATGAGGCGTGAGCGTCCGTCGCGCCGGGGTGGTGGGTGCGGGCGGGTGTAATCCGCCGCGGGTCATCAACACGCCGCTGCTGCCGGCACTGCAGTCCGCGCAGCTCACTGATGCTCCCCGTGGGTTGTGGCCGTTGCAGGAAACGTCAGGCGCTACCGCGTTTGACGCTTCCGGCAACGGACGTGACGGCACCTATTCCGGCGGAACGCAAGGTGCGGCAGCGATCGGCGGCAACGGGTCAGCCTCCTACACAGCGGGGCTGGTCACCATCCCGTACGCGTCGTGGCTGGACGCGACGTCATGGACGTGCGAAATCCTGGTCTATCCGACGACCGTCGGGTCCTATTCCCCGATGGGCCGCAACTCGTCCGGTCGGGGAATCCTGTGGCTGTGGACCGCTACCGGCGGCGTCAACTACTGGTACAACACCAACGGCGCCGGCTACTACAGCCCGAACGGTTCCACTGGCTTGTCGAACACCACGCCGTACCTCCTGGCCGCGCGGTGGGACAAAGCCGGTGCCACATGTTCGATGTGGCGCAATGGGGTATCTGTCGCGTCCGTCAGCAATAACGGTGACTCGGCCGACACACCTGACACGGTCGGGCTACTCCTCGGGGATTGCCGGGCCGGGTCGTATGGATGGCTGGGCCGGATCTCCTTCGCCGCCTACTACGGGTCAGCGCTGTCCGATGCTCGACTGCTGGCTCACGCGCAAGCGGCGGGCCTGGCATGACCGACCTCGCATCTGTGGAGGACGTCGCTGACCTGCTCGGGCTCGACTCGGTCGGCCTCAACGCGTCCCAGGCCGCGGCGATGCTCGCGCAGGCCTCAGCGAAGTTCCGCGCCGAGGCGCTGTGCGACTTCACCGCCGAAACGTCGACCGTGATCCTTCGGGTGGCCGGCGCGACCGTGAGCCTGCCGAAGCGGCCTGTCACCGAGGTGACGTCGGTCAAGGCTGTGAACCCGGACGGCACCGTCGGGGTGTCCCTGGTCGGCTGGCTGTTTGACGGGATATCGACGATCTCCGTCGACGATCAGCGGTACGTGCTGAACGGTCCGAACCTGTACCGCACCGACACGGTTGAGGTCACCTGGGACCACGGATTCACCGACGTCCCCGAGGATGTTCGCTGGGCTGTCGCGTCGATGGCCGCTCGCGCGATCTCCTCACCGGCTCCGGCTGGCGTGACCGGGGAAACGATCGGCGCCTACTCGTACCGGACAGGCTTGGGGACGGCATCGTTCGCCGCGTCCATGACCCCGGATGAGGTCAAGATCGCTCACCGTTACCGTCCGCACACGTCGACGATGATCTCGATCCTGTGACCTGGTCCTACACTGACCTGCTGATCCTCGTTCCGATGTTGGGCCGAGCGCACACCATCGGACCGCTCATCGAAGCAGTGCAGAAGTCCACCCCGAACGCACACATGCTCTGGCTCTGCACCGACGGGGACGACGAGGTTCTGTCTGATCTGAAGGGTCGCAAGGCGGACCTGATGACGTTCCGTCCCAGGGCCAGCGGGGATTACGCGCACAAGATCAACGCCGGCGTCAGAGCCACGTACGACCCGCTGATCCTCCTCGGAGCGTGCGACATCGCACCGAAGCCGGGATGGTTCGAGGCCGCGACCGCGAAACTGTCCGACACGGTCCAGGTCGTCGGGACCAACGACGGCGGGAATCCCCGCACCGCGAAGGGTCATTCGACGCACACGCTGATGACCCGAGCGTACGCGCAGCTGCCGACAATCAACGGCGAACCGGGACCGCTCTACGAGGGCTACGCGCACGAGTTCGTCGACGATGAGGCCGTCGGCACGGCACGTCAGCGCGGCGCCTACGTTCACTGCCCCGAGGCTGTCATCGAGCATCTGCATCCGATGTGGGGTAAGGCCGAATGGGATGACTCGTATCGCGCGCAGCAGGAACGGATGCGAGCATCGGCGGGTCGGTTTCGGGCGAGGCGCGTCCTGTGGACGTGACCATCTGTATCAGTACCTTCGGCGACCCGTCGTGGAAAAACCTCGCGATGACGCGGGCCCTCCCGTCCGCTCTCGGTCAATGCTCCGAAGTGATCCACACCCACGCGCAGACGTTGCACGAGTCCCGGAATCGGGGAGCTGCGAAGGCGACCGGCGACTGGCTCATTCATCTCGACGCCGACGACGAACTGACGCCGGGATACGTCGATGCCATCCTCGCCGCCTCCGGTGATCTGCGCGCACCCGCTGTCTCATGGGTGACCGACCATTCAGCTACCGCACCGCGGACCCTCGCCGACCGGAACATCGAGACGATGAACCCGTGTGTGATCGGAACCGCGATCCGTCGCGATCTGTTCATGGACCTCGGAGGATTCAAGGACTGGCCGGCGTGGGAGGACTACTGCCTCTTCCTGAGGGCGTCCCGTGCGGGTGCCGTGATCGAGCACGTACCTGACGCGGTCTACCGGGCCTGGGTGACGCCGCACTCGCGCAACCAAAGCGTGAAGAATCCGCGGCAGCTGATGGCGCAGATCAAGGCCGCCGCATGATCTCGCTGGTCGTGATGACGGACGGCCGCCGCGACTGCCTGAGCCGCGCGATCGAGTCCATGACGAACCTGTCCGGACCGATCTCAGTGCGGCTCATCCACGACGACTCCGGCGATGTCGACTACACCGACTGGCTCTGGGACACGTTCGGGGACCGCTGGACGATTCACTCGACCGATCACCGCTCGGGGTTCGCAGGCGCCTACCGATCAATGTGGAAGTGGATTCGCGAGCACGACCGCAACCCGTACGTCGCCTCGACTGAAGATGACTTCGTGTTCACGCGTCCGGTCAACCTTGCCGACATGGCCGGGGTGATGCGGCGCCACCCGTACCTCGTGCAGATGGCGCTGAGACGTCAACCGTGGAACGCCGAAGAGCGCGCCGCCGGCGGGATCGTCGAGTCCCACCCGGACTGGTACGCCGACGCTGCTGACGCCGAGGCGCAGTGGCTGGAACATCGCGCCTTCTTCACTACGAATCCTCACCTGGTCCGGCATTCCTTCATCGCCTCCCATGGCTGGCCGAAGGGCCGCAACTCGGAAGGACGGTTCGGCGTGAACCTGTACCGCTCCGAGCCGAACGCGCGCGCCGCCTTCTGGGGATCGCGAGATTCGGGGGAATGGGTCGAACACATCGGCACGTCACGGGTCGGGGTCGGCTATTAGCGTCGTCGGGATTGCGATGGTCCGCGACGAGGTCGACATCGTCGGTCCGGTCGTGGCGCACATGATTGACCAGGTCGACCACGTCATCGTCGCCGACAATCTCTCCGTGGACGGCACCTACGACGTCCTCGAATCGTTCGGGTCGCAGATCACGCTCCTGGCCGACACCGACCCCGCGTACCGGCAGTCGGAGAAGATGACCCATCTCGCCGGCGTCGCGAGGTCGATGGGTGCCGAGTGGGTCGTCCCCTTCGACGCGGACGAGTGGATCTATTCGCCGCACCACGACACGATCGCGGACTGCCTCAACGAGATCGACCGCTACTCCATCGTCGAGTCCGAGCTCTACAACCATCTTCCGACCGCGCTCGACCCGGACGGGGACAACCCGATTACAACGATGGGGTGGCGTTTCCGTCGACCCGGCGCGCTCCCCAAGATCGCCTGTCGGACTCACGAGCATCTGACGATCCATATGGGCAACCACGGTGCCGACTACGGAAGGTTCACAGGCCGCACCGCGCGCCGTGTTCTGGTGACACGTCACTTCCCTTACAGGTCACCGGAACAGTTCGTCCGGAAGGCCGTGCAAGGCGCCGAGGCGCTACGGCGCACGGATCTCCCCGAGTCGGCTGGCGCGCATTGGCGCCAATACGCCGACCTGCACGAGGCTGGCGGGGACGAAGCACTACACGAGGTGTTCCGCACGTGGTTCTGGTCCGGTGAGCCGGAGTCGAACCCTGACCTGATCTTCGACCCGGCGCCATGATCGACGTCGTCATCGGCCACGGACACGATGACGACCCGATCCGGATACGCGCACGGCAATACGTCGCAGGTCTGTACGAATCGCAGGGCTACCGGGTGCATCTCGCGCAATGCCCAGCTCCGGAGTGGTCGAAAGGCGCCGCGGTCAATCCCGTGGCGAATCAGACGACCGGGGATGTCCTGGTCCTCGCCGACGCCGATTCGTTCGTCGCACCGGAACATCTCGACCGTGCCATCGGTCAGGCCGGCATCCGTGGCTGGGCCATGCCTCACTCGGTTGTGAAACGTCTCGACCGGGAGTCATCTGACCGGCTGATCCGTGGGATGCCTGGCCGGCAACGGCTGGAACGCTCGGCCTACCCGGCTCTACCCGGCGGCGGGATTCTGGTCGTCACCCGCGAGGCGTGGGACATGGTCGGCGGGTTCGATCCGAGGTTCCGCGGATGGGGTGGCGAGGACCACTGCATCGGCCTCGCGCTTCGCTGCCTGACGGGTAATGAGATCAACCCAAGGCGTATCTGTCCGCTGATCCACCTGTGGCACCCGGAGGCACCGAACTGCCGGCGGCCATCGGATAACAACCGCTGGCTCGACAAGCGCTACCGCGATGCCAGACGTGACCCGGACCTGATGCGCGAACTAGTTGAGGAGGCGAGACGATGGGAATCCCAGCCGGCCTCCTACGCACACTGACGCTACAGACGCAGACGACCACGACCGACGCGTACGGCGCGACCGTGCCGAGCGTCTGGTCATCCTCAACGATCACCGGCAGGGTGGATCAGCAGTCCCGGACCGAGGACCAGTCACGCGGCCGGGATGCCTCGGTCTCCCAATGGCTGCTAATGACGAATAGCGCCACCGTGAGCGCCTCTAACCGCATCGTGGATGGTGGCACTACCTACGAGGTCGAAGGGCCTCCGTGGCCGGTCTATGCGGGTTCGGCTGTGCATCACTACGAGGCGACGCTCCGGGTCGTGACAGGGTGAAGGACTTCGAGCCGGACTACGGCGGGATTGCTGAGCTGCTGCTCCTGCCGGGGACGAAGGCCGTCATCCGCGCGACCACCGAATCGCTCGCACGCTCCGCCGCTGCCGGCGCAACTGGCAGCACCAAGTTCCCGTCGTGGAATGTCGCGCAACCCGGCGGCACCTGGGACTCGTCCACTACTCCGACTGCTGCGATGCGCGTCGAGTTCGACACCACCGACGGTAAGCCAGCCAAGTCCGGGAAGAACAAAGGCAAGCCGCGCCGACCCAAGCGGTTCCGCGGGGTCGTCATCGTGCAGCACCCGTTCGCCGCCGGACGTAAAGCCGGACGCGAAGCACTCCGCCGAGCAGTCCCCGACCCCGCTCCTGCGGTTCGTGCTGCGGCGAAAGAAGAACGCCGAGCGAAGGCCGCCGCGAAGCGCAAAGCGAACGCGCCGGCGAGACGCGCCGCCAGGATCGCCAAGGCCAACGAAAAGCGCCGCGCCGCATTCATGGCCGCAGCAGGGGGTAACGCATGAGCTTCCGAACCTCGCGCGTCTGGCTTGACGCGACTCAGGTCGTGATCGACGGCATCTCTGCCGAGTGGGCCGGGACTGTCGTCCCCGCCGTACCGACCGACCGACCTGACGAGTTCGTGGTCGTGCAACGCGTCGGCGGGTCGAATGACGGGGTGCTGGATTCTGCCGCGATCGACATCGAGTGCTGGTCCGGCGAGCCGAACTCGTCCCAGGTTCCCGCGTGGACGTTGGCGAACACGATCCGCGAGATCGTGCGGATGCTCCCCGACACCGCTGCCGGGGTCTGCGACGTCGAGGAGGACACCGCATCATTCCTCCCCGACGAACTGAGCGACACGCCTCGTGTGCTGCTCACCTGCACTGTCCTGCTGAAGCCTTCAGCCGGCACATCCTGACGGGGTATCGTCCCCAGATTGGAGTTACTCCCTCATGGGTGCAACCAATGTGAACGTCGCGACGAATGGCACATGCCACGTCGCTCCCTACGGCACGACCCTGCCGAGCAAGGCCTCCGAGGTCTCCTCGCTGAATGTCGCGTTCGTCGACTGCGGCGAGATCAGCCAGGACGGTCTCGAGGTCGCGTTCAGCGTCTCGTCTGACGTGGTCCGGAACTGGCAGGGTCAGCCGATCCGCGCCTTCAACACCGAGAACAGCGTGACGTTCAAGCTGACGTTCTTGGAGGCTGACGCCGCGACAGTTCAGAACCTGTACTACGGCACCACCGTGACGAGCCAGCTCGGCAACCAGTCGCACGCGCTGATCGGTCAGCCGGACTCGACCGCTCAGTCGTTCGTGATCTCCTGCATCGACTCCAGCGACGACTCGATCACGACCTACGTCATTCCGCGTGGCATCGTGACCGATCGTGGCGCGGTCGTCGAGCAGTCCGGCGACGCGTCCAAGTTCGAGGTGACCATCACCGCCTTGTACGACACCACGCTCGCCGCTGCTGTCAACAAGTTGTTCGATAACGACCTGACCAGCTGATGTCTGTAGAGGCCGTCCGGTCGGAGGCTCTGAGCGAGTCGCAGACCGTCACCTGGCGAGACAAGAAGTTCACCATCGCACCGCCTGAAACGTGGATGATGGACTTCCTGCACTACTGGGAGCGCGACCGTCCCACGCTCGCAGTTGAGCAGATGCTCGGACCGGAGCAGTACGAGGAGTTCCGCGCGGCGAAACCGAAGCCGGCGGACCTCGAGGTTCTGGTCGAAACGATCCACTCGGCGTACGGGATGACCTCGGGGGAATAGTCAGCCTCTGCCGGCTGCTGCGCGACTGCGCGGACGAGGTAGAGGCGGACCTCGCCCGGTTCTACCGGATCGACCTGCGGGACCTGTGGCGCGGCGACCTGACACTCCGACGGCTCGGGGTTCTCGTCGCCGCGCTACCGCCGGAGTCGGCAACGATGTCGAAACTGGCGCCGCAGATGGCGACCGAGTCACCGGCTAACGCGGTCCCGCGACAGTGGTCGCTCGATCAGCAACTCCTTGCGAACGTGTTTGACGCGGTCGTGGTCCTGACGTGGACGTTGCGCCAGGTCAACTCGAAGGAACGCCTCCAGCCGCCGGACCTGATGCCGAGACCCGGTGACGTCAAGCCGGTGAAGCGGCTGACTCCCGAGCAACGTGCGCTACTCAACTCGAAGGTGAGGGTCGCCTAATGGCCGTATCAGTGGGGACCGCCTACGTTTCGATCATCCCGAGCACCAAGGGATTCGCTAAGGCCATCGAGCGCGACGTCAAGCCTGCCGCCACCGGTCACGCGATGGGGAAGACGACTGGCAAGTCGTTCTCGTCGGGGTTCACGAAGTCACTCGGCGGACTCGCCGCCGCCGGAGGACTGATCGCCGCGGCCGTCGGGGTCAAGAAGTTCGCGACCGCGTCGGTGCAGGCGTTCCGCGATGTCGGCTCCGAGTCGATGGGTCTGCAAAGGGTCCTCGGCGGAACGATCGAGGAGATGTCGACCCTGCGGGGTGCGGCGCAACTCGGCGGCGTCTCGACTGACGCTATGGCGATGGGGATGCGGACACTGTCCCGTCAGGTCTACGCCGGCGGTAAAGCGTTCGAGGCGCTCGGGATCAAGACGAAGGACGCGAACGGCAAGATCCGGCCGACGAATGACATCCTGATGGACGTCGCCGACAAGTTCAAGGCGATGCCGAACGGCGCAGCGAAGTCCGCTCTCGCACTGAAGTTGTTCGGCCGATCCGGGACTGAAATGCTGCCGATGCTGAACCGTGGCAGCAAGGGGATCGCGGAACTCGCGAAGCAGACCGAGAAGTACGGCATGACCCTGTCGAAGGTCGACCAGGAGAACATCAAGAAGTTTGTCGCCGCTCAGCGGGAACTGAAGATGGCCTCCGAAGGTGCGAAGGTCGGCCTCGGGAAGGCGCTGTTCCCCGCGCTGACGCAGATCCAGCAAGCGCTTGTGAAGATCATTCCGCCGCTGACGTTGGCGATTACGCCAGCGCTGAAGGCGCTCGGGGAGATCGCGGTTCGGATGGTCCAGCAGTTGTCGCAGAACATGCCGCAGGTCGTGGCGACGGTGCAGGGATTCGCGGTGACGATCAAGACCTTCGCCGACAAGATCCGGGAGAACTGGCCGACGATTAGAGACATCGTCAGTTCGGTGGCGAGCGCGTTCCAGCGCGTCGCAGCGTGGCTCGGGCTGGCGTGGCAATGGTTCAGCAAACTCCCGACCCCGGTGAAGGAGTTCACCGCTGCGCTCGTAGTCCTGACGAAGCTCGGCGTCATCGGTGCGCTCGCCGGAGCGATCCGCGGACTGGCCGGCGCGTTCGGCGCGCTCAACCTGTCGCTGCTCGCGAACCCGATTACGTGGATCGTTCTCGCCGTCGTCGCCGCCGTGGCTCTGCTCGGCGCTGCCGTGTGGTGGCTATGGAACCACAACGAGAAGTTCCGGGAGCGCATGACTGCGATCTGGACCGACCTCAAGAAGACGCTAACCGAGTTCAAGGCCTATTGGGACGCCGAGATCTGGCCGACCCTCAAGGATGTCGTGCCGATCCTCGCCGGCGTCATGGTGGCATCGTTCCAGCTGATCTCCGGCGCGATGAAGGTCGTCATCGGGGTTATCCAGTTCACATGGGACAAGGTCAAGGCCTTGATCGAGTTCCTGAACAGCACCCCACTCGGAGGCCTGATAACGCTCCCCGGCGAGGTTAGTCCGACCGGCAATGGTGGCGGCGGCGGATTCGCCGCCGGCGGCATGATCCCCGGCACCGGAACCCGCGACACCACTCCCGTCCTGACGACCCCCGGTGAATGGGTGCTGACCCGCCGCCAGGTCGCGCAGGTCTCCCCGGCACGGCTGGAAGCGTGGCGGCAGGGCGGACCGCCACCCGGAGCGGGTAGCGGCGTGCAGGTCGGTCAGTTGATTATCAACAATCCGAAGCCCGAATCTGCGTCGGATTCGCTTCCGAGGTCGATCCGCAAGCTGCAGCATGTGAGCGCGCGATGACCGACACGAACACGACGAGCGAGTACTGGTCGATCAACGGGACCAGCCTGCAGACGTTGCGCTGGACGATTGAGGACTTCGGCCCGCTCGAAGCTCCGCCGCCGTACCGTGGCGACACGATCACCGTCCCGTACAAGGCTGGCCAGGTGTGGCGCGAGCGCGTCGTGGACAGTCGGACACTGACGTTCAACATGGTCGTGTTCAACTGTGACGACACCGGCGCGAACCCGTCCGAGACTCAACTGAAGAAGAACTGGGTCCTGCTGCGCGCGCTGTTCTGGGGTGCCGGATCGAGTCAGTTGGCGATTACGAAGCGGTCCGGCGCCGGCATCATGAGCGTAGGCGCGCTGACCGCTGTCGGTTATGGCGTGTTCGCCGGCGGCCTTGAGCCGGTCAATCTCGGGATGCAAGGCCTACGATTCTCGGCCGACATCTTCATGGCCGATCCGTACTTCTACGACGGCGCGACGGCGTACCTATGACCGTTGCCGACGTCAAGATGTACGAACCCGACGGGACTACCTTCATCGCGTTCGTCGACGACTACCTCGACCTCACCGCGATGGAAGAGCTCGAAGGCCAAGGTGGCGGGTCGCTGACGCTGGCGTTCGACAACGTCACCCTCGCCGCGTACCCCCATCTGCTCGACTACCGGAACGTCGTCAAGGTGCAGATCGGTTCCGATGTCGTCGCCGCGTGGTTCATCACGAAGAAGGCGACTACGGTCGTCGGGGAAGGCGCCGCCGCGTCGGAAGCGTGGACTGTCAGCGGTCCGGGTCTGAACGCATGGCTCGACGAAAGCGTCCTGTTCCACGAGTTCACCCATCCGTACTCCGGGTCGACCCGCTGGTTCAACTGGGGCTCGAAGGCTGGCGCCTGGTATTCGGCGTTCAACTGGGGCTCACCGACGCGGGTAAAGAAGCGCGGCGGATCCGACTTCACCCAACCGTCTAACCCGTTCCGCTACCGTCCCACGAACTGGCCGACGTCGGCCGACGGCAACGTCTGGTGGGTCTGGGATAGGGCTACGGCATGGCAAGGCGCACCCGCCGGGGATGTCTACCTGCGCTACCCGTGGACCGTCGTCGCCAACGACACGAACTACCGCCTCTACTTCACCGGCAAGTCACGGGTGGACGTCCTCCTCGACGGGGAACCGCTCGTCAAAGTCAGGGACGTCGGCTGCTACCGCCGGACCTATGTCGCGGACTTCACCCTTGACGCAGGACAGCATCTCATCGCACTCCGCACCCGTAACGGTGGCGGATTCGCCGGCGTCATCGCGGTCCTGGTCCGGGTGACGGAGAACGCGCAAGGCGACGAGGTCGAGACCGTTGTCAGTCGCACTGGCGGACCGAACTGGTACATGCTCGCCTACCCCGCGTCGGAGCCTGGCTGGACCGCCGGCGAAGTCCTCGGAGCGCTCCTCGACGAAGCGCAGACCCGTAACGTCGTCTCCGCGGATTACCTCACTGCCGGGTTCACTGACGACGTCGATTCCGACGGGGTCGACTGGACCCGCTACTTCTGGAGCTTCGGGGTCGGAGACACCTACTGGACCGTCGTGCAGTCGATGCGCGACCGCACCGGAACCGATATCCGGGTGCACCCGCAGACCCACGTCCTCGACGCGTGGGTCAGCCGTGGAACGGACCTGTCCGCCACGGTGGAGTTGACCGCCGCCGAGCACGTACAGGAGTTGACTGAAGAGGTCGACGTCGCGATCCGCAACCTGCTCCTGGTCGCCTCCGACGACGGCTGGTCGACACGGCAATACTCCGCTTCCGTGTCGGCCTATGGTCGGATCGAGGCCTACCTCGACATCGGCTCACTCGAAGGCGCCTCGGCGACCACGGTTGCGACGGCGACGCTGCAGCGCGCCGCCATCCCCGCAGAATCCGTCACGGTCACCTACTACCCAGATGCGAGCAATACCCCGTGGGCCGACTTCAACGTCGGGGACCGGATCTCGGTGGCGACGAAGGACGGCCAGACCGATCGCCGCGTGATTTCGATCGCGATGCGAGCCAACGGCCAGACCGGCGCGGTCGACTACACCATCGAGCTCGACGCGCTAAGCCGGGAACAGTTGGACCGGCTGCAGCGAATCATCGACAACGCGAGGATCGCTAACGGTATGGCCGGCGGTAGCGGGGGAGCGCCGAACAGTGGCGGCGGTCCTGGCGGAGGCAGTGGCGGCGGTCCTGGCGGAGGCAACGGCGGCAACGGCGGCAACGGGTGGACACCGAACCCGTCCCGGCCCGCCGGACCCGCGCCACCGACAGGTGATCCGGCTAATCCAGACGTTCCACCCGACGACCCCGGCAGCGGAGATGTGGAGTACGGCATGGGAGACGTCAGCGCGACAGTTGCACAAGAGATGATGCTCGCCTGGAACACGTTGAACGATGCCAACGACAGGATCTACCTGAGCCTGCACACCGGCGAACTCACGGCGACTGACGGGGAGTGGGCGAACGCAAACGAGCTCGCCGGAGGAGGCTACGCGCGGCTATTGGTCCCACTGACGGCGTTTGCCGTGTATACCGGTAACGATCCGGTGACGCGCAGTACAAACACTGACCTCACCTTCGCGTCGAACAGTGGCGCGACCGCGTGGACCGTGACCCATATCGCGGTGTGGGATACGACCAACTCTGCGATTCAGTCCGTGGTGACGTTGCCGACGCCGATCTCCGTCGGACCGAATGAGGCGCCGTACATTCCTGCCGGATGGTTCGCGCTGGAAGTCAGTTCCGTCTGATGTCGACCGTCTACCTGCATCAGGAGGCCGGCTGGTCACTGAACGAAGACCAGTTCGGCGAGGACAATCCGTGTACGGGTACCTGGACGTGGACGATCACCATCCCCGGCGGAGTGGCCGACTTCCGGTGGACGCTGACAGCCGAAGACGGAACCTATCCCGTGTCGCTCTACAACAGCGGGATATCCGGGTCCTACCAGTACAACTGGGCGCTACTGACACCGCCGACGTATCAGGATGATGCCGGCGCGTGTCCGAAGATCGTACGGACGATGGTCGGGATCGACTACGCCGAGCGCGACACATATCTCGACGCGGAATGGTCGGAGGCGAACACCGGCGACGACCTCACTGGTGGCGACACGTTCGCGGTGGCGTTCTTCGACTGGTCGAATCCGTCCGGTCGTGGCACCTACCCCGACGGCACGAATCTGCGGTACTGCCGTGACCTGTCAGGCAATGAGCGCACCGCCTACACGTCCTACCCCCACACAATCCTGTCCTCGGCTAATACGACGATGGAATACGTCGCTGCAGACCAGGCGGTCACTTTCGACAGTGCGGGTAGCCTGGTCACATCTACGTTCACATCAAGCGCATGGTGGACGCTGATCGTCCGGGCCAAGTTCACGGCGGCCGACGTCGCGCACGACATCGCTGGCACCGCCGGAGACGTAGCCAGCGCCGTCTACCTCGCCATCAACAGTACGAATCACGTCGTTGCGAAGACCCGCGACGCGGTCGGAAACATATTCACGGCGACGTCCGCCAACCCGATCGACCCGACCCAGTGGCACACCTACTGGGTATCGCGGTCCGCCGACACCTTGACGGTGGAAGTCGACAACGTCGAGGTCGCGACTGCTGCCGTCACTGGCGCAGCATCGGTGGCGACCGTGGCGCTGGGGATCAACCGCACCGTCGACGGACACGCCACCGCCGCGCTCTATTCAAAGGTGAAACTGTATTCGGAGCCGAGTCATAGGGAACCCGGAACAGTGAACCTCGCACCTTCCCCCGGTGGCGTCCTGACGGCAACGGCCGAACCGCGAAGCCGGGTCAGGCTAGGTATGTCGGTCAGTCCCGACGGAGGTTCCCCGTGAGCCTGATCCGGTTACGCGGTGGCACCGAATACGAGTGGGACACCGCCGGGCCGACGCTGCGCGCACGCGAGATCGGGGTCACCACCGACACCCATCGGCTCAAAGTTGGGGATGGGGTCTCGGCGTGGGCCGATCTTCCGTGGGTGGACGACGCCGGCGCCGACGGACTTCCACCCGGCGGGACCATCGCGCAGCTGCTCGTCAAAGACTCGGCGACCGACTTCGACGCGTCCTGGGTGACGTTGCCGAGGATCTACGAGCAGGCCACCGCGCCGACCAGTCCGAACGCGGGAGACGTCTGGGTCGACAGTGATTCGACACCGACCCCGCCGGCGTACATCTCCTACCAGGCCACCGCTCCGGTCTCCCCGCGGCAAGGTGACTTCTGGGTTGACAGTGACTCGGCTCCGGTGACCCTGTCGACCGCCGTCCACACGACCGCTATCGGCTATACCCCGACCGCGACGGACTGGCTCATCGTCTGCACCGCGACCCTCACGATCACGCTCCCGACCGCCGCAGGTCTGACGGGGAAGGAACTCGTCGTCAAGAACTCCGGCACCGGAACCGTCACCGTCGACGGCTACTCGACGCAGACGATTGACGGCTCGCTGACGCAGATCCTCGGACCGTCCGACGCGGTCACCATCGTCTCAACCGGAACAGGCTGGGTGATCGTATGACGACCCGATCTATGTACGTGTTCAATGGGAGCACGTGGGACGAAGTCGGCTACACGATTGCCCACGACGTTCCTGCTGGTGGCGCTACTGGCACAGTGCTGTCCAAGTCCTCCGCTACTGACTACGACGCCGCTTGGGTGGCTCAGTCGGCTTTGACCGTGGCTCAGTCACAGGTCACGAACCTGACCACCGACCTATCCGCTAAGGCGCCACTAGCGTCGCCTACGTTCACCGGCGTCCCAGCCGCACCCACCGCCGCCGTCGACACGTCCACGACACAGATCGCCACCACCGCGTTCACGGTGGCGCAAATCGCAGACGACGCCGTGTTGAAAACTGTGGCTGATGCTGCTGGCGACTTGGTTGTCGGCTCCGCGGCGGACACGTTCGGACGGCTCGCGTTGGGCACCGACAATCATGTGCTGACCGTGGACACTGCCGGGTCAGGTGTCGCCAAAGTCGGTTGGGAAGACCCGACAGCGAACCCGTTGACTACTGCGGCGATGGCGTTGAAGGTGAACACCGCCACTGTCGGCAACTTGCTCACCGCAAACCAGGCCAGTATCGAAACGGACACGACGGGGTTCAACAATCCGTCTAGTTGCACGCTGACCCGTTCCACGACGGCGGGCACATTCCTGACCGGGACTGCCTCACTGGCGGCCACCTTCAGCGGCACAGCGTTTGCGTTCTTCACCCCACTCGGCACAGCCGGTGTCGCGGTCACCCCAGGCCAGACATACCACGCACAAGTGTCAGCGAAGGCCGGGACGAACAGCGCGAAGGTCTATATTGCGATCCGGTTCTACAACGGTGCTTCCAGTCTGGGCGACTCTGCCGGGTCGGACGTAACTGTCACCACCTCGGCGTGGACTACAGCCCGCGCCACGTTCGTCGCCCCCGCGACTGCCACTCACGCGACTGTAGTTGTGGCCTCAGGTGTCGGTGGTGTAACTAATGGCGACGTCTATTACTTCGACTGCCTAGGTTTCTGGGAGGGTGCCGGAGGACAGTGGGCGCTCCCCGGCACCCCCATCACCAACCTCGGGTTCTACACCGACGAGTCTGTGGGTCGCAGACTGTTCCAGTGGGATCCGAACAACAACCGCTGGCAGATGACGTACGGAGATACCGGCTGGCGTGACGTCACATCGCTCGTAGACACGTCCGGCTGGACGAACGCACCAACTGCGCTCGCTGTCTACGTTCGGCGCACACTGGAACACACGTCGATGATTGTGCAGTGGAACCCTGGCACCGGGTCCTGCTCAGGTCAGGGCGTGGTCACACTCCCGTCAGGCTTCGGTCCTGCGGCGTCGATCATTGCGCCGGGAGGGTCGTGGCAATCCGCCGACGCTGGGGCGTATACAGGCGGATGGTATTGGGAAACGGGGACGAAACTCGACCTACAGTCACCGGCCACAAGCGTGTATCTCAGGGCTATAGCCACCTTGCCATGCACTGCCGCATGGCCTACTAGTTTGCCCGGTTCTGCTGTAGGGAGCATCCCCGCATGAGCGACTTCATCATTGATTCAGATCCGTTCATCCCCAGTGGCGTTCCTGCCACCGTCGAGGAAGTCGCGGCCTTCGTGGTCGACGGTGTCCTGCCCGCGGATAAGGTCGCCGACCTGCACCCGGACCAGCAACCCGACAACATCGGCGATGCGGTCGCCGCGGTTGTTGCGGACCGGGTCGAAGCCGGAGCCGACGTCGCCGACTACACCCAAGTGTTGATCGACGTGGAGGTGTCCGCGAAAGACGTCGAACAGGTCGTCATGCTCCGCACCCCAACCGAAGAAGAGGTCTCCTGATGGCAACAACGGTGGCGAACGATGCGTTCGGAAGGCTGCGGGTCGGGCTCCCCGAAACGTTGCACGACTCCCGCCTGACCTACGACTTGGCGCCGCTGCTGTGGGAAACAACCAGTGTCGGCACCGGGACCTGCACCCATCTCCCCAACGAATCCGCAGCCCGGTTGAGTGTTGCCACGTCCGGCGATGCCGTGGTGCGCCAGTCCCGCTACATCACCTACCGCCCGGGCAAGTCGCAGCTGGTGATGGTCACCGGCACCGTGGCGACGTCCGGAGCCCTGTCCTGGACTGAGGTGCGCTGATGAAGTCACGTCCCGACACTCCCGCGATCCTCGGCCTGATCGGCCTGGCCGGGCTACTCGTCCTCGGCTGGATCATCCTGTCCGCATTGGGTAAGACGGTGCCGGCGGAGGCGTGGGTCGCGATCTCCACCGTCGCGGGCATCGTCGGCGGATGGGTCGGGAAGACGCTCACCTCCGAACCGGCCCCGACCGTCGACGTGGCCGAGATCGTTCCGGCACCGGCGCAACCCGAACCGGCGCAACCCGCGATCGAGGTTCACCCGCCCGCCAGAAACGACCGCGCCGAGCGGCAACGCATCTCCGACTACCTCGCCGGTGACCAGTTCGTAGCCGGGCCCGATGTCTAGGTCAACTAGCGCGTTGCCACCATCCGCGACCCTTGCGCATCATGTCGTGGATATTCGCTTTCGGAGATCCCAGGAACAGGTGTGCCGGATTGACGCAAGGCGGATTGTCGCAGGAATGGCACACGAGCATCCCGACAGGGATGGGTCCGTGGTGAAGTTCGTAGGAGAAGCGATGGGCACCAACTGCTCGCATAGTAGTTCCGTCCGGACGGCAGTAGAAGAGCCCGTAGCCTTTCGAGTGGAGGCCGCCAGTCCACAGCCAGCACTCGTCCGACTTGGCAACGCGCTTCCAGAACCTCACAAGCGGGTCACGCCTGGTAGGCGGCTTGCGCGTTGTTCTGCGCTCGGTCGTGCCGTGTACGTTCCATCGCTTCCAGTGCAGCTTGCAGAATCCACGTCCGTAGTGCTTCTGCGTACATCCGTCGACTTGGCAGATACGATCACTCATTGTCAGTTCCAATCTGTAGTTGGTGCTGGCTCGTGCCGTCCTGTTAGCGCAGGGCGGCACGCTTATTCTACCGCGAGGCTGGCATGACGACCCCGCAAGCAGTTGAGGCCGTACTGCTCTCGCAGGTCGGATACGAGGAGTCGGACGACGGCGGCGAGTACAGATATTGCCCAGCTATGGGCTGGGACCCGTGGTCGGCCTGGTGCGGCATCTTCCAAGGCTGGGCACTCCAGCAAGCCGGCGGTAACTACGGCGTGGATTGCCCGCTGCTGCACTACACCCCGGCCGCCGCGCAGGGCTACAAGGACCGCGGCGCCTGGTCGCTGGAGCCGCAGTACGGCGCGCACGTGTTCTTCGACTGGGGCGGCGCCTCGCTCGGGTCCGACGTTGGCCTGATCGACCACATCGGGTTCGCCCTCGACGCGTCGACCTGGCCGGACGGCTGGATCACCACCATCGAGGGCAACATCACCCAGGGCGGTAACCCGTCCGTGGGCATCTTCCAACGTTCCGCGTCGGTCATCTCCGGTTTCGGGATGCCCGACTATCAGACCGCACCGACCCCGCTACCCGTGTCGACGTCCGAGGAGGACCCCATGATTATCCTGCGCAACCCGAAGGGCTGGCACGTCGTGATGGGCGACCGGCTCATCCCCGTCGGCGGCAGTCAAGACTTCAACATGGTCCGCACCGACGTCGAACGGAACACGGTCCGCATCGACGTGTCCGATCAGCAGCTCGCGTCGATCAAGGCCGCCTTCACCAAGTGAGCGGCACCCATCTGCCCTACCCGCCGCGGCGGGCCCGAAGGTTCCGGCCGTACGTGTTCGGCGTGTCCCTGTCG